AGCCAGACCGGCCAGACCGGCCAGACGGATGGGTGGTTTGGAAAACTCTCCGCCGAGGACAAGGCGTGGGCGGAAAGCAAGGGCTGGAAGGCCGACACCGATCCGTTCGCCATCATGCAGAGCTACCAGAACCTGGAGAAGCTGTTCGGGGCGGACAAGGCCGGGCGCACGGTCATGTTGCCCAAGGACGCCAATGACAAGGCTGCGGTCGATGCTATCTACGAAAAGCTCGGGCGACCGAAGTCGCCGGACGGCTACCAAATAGACCTGCCCGAAGGGGCGGACCCCGGTTTCGCAAACGCCGCTCGTGGCTGGTTCCACAAGGCCGGGCTCACTGCGGACCAGGCTAAGGCTGTCACCGAGAGCTACAAGGCGCTGGAGTTGGACGCAGTGCAGCGGGTGCAAACCGAGCATGCGCAGCAGGTGGAAGGGCTTCAGAAAGAGTGGGGCGCACAGTTCGACCAGAAGGTGGAAGTCGCCAAGGCCGCACTGAAAGCCGCCGGCATCACGGAGGCGCAGACCAAGGCCATCGAAAGCGCGATGGGGCCGGCCGCCGCCGCCAAGGTGTTTGAGTTCTTTGGCCGGAACTACACGGAGGCTGGCCCGCCCGGAAACGAGACGCGCTCGACGCCGGGCTTCAGCAACCTCTCCCCTGCCGCTGCATCGCAGAAGATGGAGCAGCTTCGGGCGGACCCGAACTTCATGGCGCGGTATGACCATGCGGACCCGAAAGTCCGTGCGCAGGCTATCGAAGAGATGGACAATCTCGCGAAGATTGCAGTCAACAACCGCGCGTGATATACAAGGCGTGCCAACCTTGGGCGTTTCCTCCCTAAGACTTGCGGGCCGGGTTTACACCCCGGCCCGTTTTTCATTTAGTTGACAGCTTGTGCGCACCGAAGTAGAACAGTGTGCAGCGTCGGGGTTGACGGCCGCCAAAGGCACAAGCCCATAACCCGACAGCCCCGACAAACGTCGGCCCGGCATGCGCTGGATAACCGCGAAACCAAGGAAACCTCGACCACTCGCGGGAGTTCAACCATGTCTTACACTGTTCAACAGCATCACGTTCTCCAGTTTTCGCGGAACGTCGAGCAGCTTCTTCAGCAGCGCGGAATGAAGCTGCCCGGTCTCTGCCAGCAGGGAACGTACACCGGTAAGTCCGGCTCCGTCGTCGATCAGATCGGCACCATCGGTGTGATCCGTGATCGCGCCCGCCACACCGACACCCCGCACCTCTCGGTGCCCGGTGATCGTCGGTGGGTCTACCCTCACTCGCTCACTTCGTCCACGCTGATCGACAACATCGACGTGGCGCGCATGCTGATCGACCTGAAGTCCGCCTACACCGCCGCGATCTCCGAAGCTCTCGGCCGCGCGGCGGACGACGAAGTTGGCGCGGCCTACTTCGGCGCGTCGGCGGTCGGCGAACAGGGGCTCACCACCATCTCGTTCCCCGGTACTCAGCAGGTCGGTGTCAACGTCGGCGGCGCGAACTCCGGCATGAACGTGCCGAAGCTCCGCACCGCAAAGCGCCTTCTGATGGCGGCCGGCGTGGACATCGCGCGTGAGAAAATCTACTGCGCTATCTCGTCCGTCGAGCATGACAACCTGCTCGGCGAACTTCAGGTCACGAACATGGACTACAACACCAAGCCAACCCTCGAGGACGGCCGGGTCACGTCGTTCATGGGCTTCAACTTCGTCCATGTCGAGTGGCAGGCCACTATGACGGACGGCGTCAGCGCGCAGTATCCGCTCTCCCTGGCGACGATTGCGCCGGGCGGTCTGGCTTCCACGACACGCTACATCCCGGTCTGGACCGAGACGGGAATGCACTTCGGTCGTTGGGGCAATCTGGACGCCCGCGTAGACCCGCGCCCGGACAAGAACTACAACACGCAGGTGTGGGCCGAGATGAATGCCGGTGCCACCCGCACGCAGGAAAAGAAGATCGTTCAGATCGCCTGCAACAGCGCCTGATCGACCGCCGGGGCCTAGCGCCCCGGCCCTTCCTGCATCAACCTCTTTTCGGGAGTTCCCACCATGGCAAAGTTTTTCTCCAACGAGCTTCAGTTCCTCGGCGCGTCCCCTCCGACCCCTCCGGGCGACGAGGCCCTGGGCGGGCGCAAGCGCATTTACCGGGCCACGATCCCGCTCGACGCGCCCAAGCTCTCCCCGTCTCAGACCGGCGCGGGCGTGACCACGGCTGACACCGTGTCGCTCGGCAAAATCCCCGCCGGCATGCGCTTCGTGCGCGGCTTCATCACTTCGTCCGTGTCGCTCGGCACCAGCACCATCGCGATTGGCGACGCCACCGCGACGGGCAAGTATCGTGCGGCGGCAGTGTTCACTGCGGTTGACACGCCTACGCCGTTCGGAACGGCTGCGGCGATGGCGGCTGCGGCTGCGACGGCCGAGGAAGAAGTCCTCCTGACCGTAGCGGTCGCGAACCTTCCCACGACTGCCGGCGCGAAGCTGGTAGTTGACTTGGAGTTCGCGGGGCCGTAAGGTTCGGCGCAGGGCGATCTCTGCGGAGGCCGGGGTAAACGCCCCGGCCTTTTTACGTTTTCAGGGGCGCAACATGCTGTCGAGAACACAAGTTATCAACAACGGGCTTCGGATCATCTCTGCGAACTTGATCGCGGACCCGGATGAAGACACGGAGAGCGCGCGGCAGGCGAAAGAGGTGTACGATCAGATCGTGCGCAGCGAGCTTGAAAACCATGCCTGGTTCTTCGCCAAGACGCAGACGGCCCTGCCCGAGAACGCGGACGCCCCGCTGTTCAAGTTCAACCACGCCTACAATCTTCCGGCCGACTTTGTTCGGCTGGTGGAGCTTGATGGCAGGTGGGTGTTCTCCGTGGTGCGCCATGTCGATGTGAACCCAATCCCCGTTTACGAACTGCACGGCCGCGCGGTCTTTACTGATCTGACCGCCCCGCTGAATATCGCGTACCTGCGAGACGTATCGAGCGACCCCACTGTGTGGACACCGCTGTTCGGAAACGCCGTGTCAGCCGCGCTCGCGGTGGCGCTGGCGATGCCGCTGACCAAGTCAGAAGGCATGGTGTCCTTGGCGGAAAAATTGTATCAGAAAGAGATCACCCGCGCAAAGAAGTCGAACGCCATACAGATGCCGCCGCAGAACATGCCCGACAACTCGTGGATCACAGCGAGGCTATACTGATGCCTAGAGCTAAACCTATACTCACGTCGTTCAACAGCGGCGAACTATCTCCGCTGCTCGATGGGCGCGTGGATCAAGACAAATACTTTACCGGGTGCAAGACACTCACCAACTTCATTCCTACTGTTCAAGGCCCGGCGCGGCGGCGCGGCGGTACCCGCTATGTCGGGTCAGCAAAGTTCGGGGCGAAGCGGGCGTGGCTGGCAGACTTCGTCTTCTCAGCGGGGCAAGCCTACGTGCTGGAGTTCGGTGATCTATACCTGCGGTTCTGGACGAACCGGGGGCAGCTTCTGGACGGCGGTGGTGCGCCATATGAGATTGCCACGCCCTACCCGGAAGCTGACCTTATCACGGCAGAAGGCACTTTTGCGCTGCGGACGCTCCAGTCGTCGGATGTGATGTGGATTGTTCACGCCGAGGGGAAGTACCCGCCGTACAGGCTCTCGCGGCGCGGTGCCACGAACTGGACCCTGGCTCCTGAAGAGTTCACAGACGGTCCGTTTCGGGATGTGAATACAGACAGCACTTTGACCATGCAGGCCAGCGGCGTGACGGGATCGGTGACGATCACCGCCAGTTCCGCGCTGTTCAAGCCGGGTCATGTCGGGTCGCTGCTGATGCTGAACAGCTTCAACCCTTCGACTGTTTCGCCGTATCAGACCTATAAGACAGTCGCTGTCGGAGATCGTGTCCGCAACGCCGGGAATGTCTACGAGGCGCAGAACGCCTTCACCTATGCGCCCGGCGACCAGACGCAGCGGTATGTTCCGACCCACACGGACGGGGACGCTTTCGACGGCGCGGTGACTTGGCGGTATCTGCACTCCGGCTACGGGTGGGGGAAGATCACATCGGTGAGCAACGACGGGCTGACGTGTCAACTTGACGTGACATCGCGCCTGCCGAACGAGGTTGTGTCCGCCAGCACGCGGCGGTGGGCGTTCAGCGAGTTCTCGTCAGTCTACGGCTGGCCCACGGGCATCGCGTTCTTCAAGGAGCGGCTCACCTACACGCGCGGCAAGCAGGTGTTCCACAGCATCGTCGGCGCGTTCACCAACTTCGCCCGCAAGGACGCCGGCAGCGTCACGAGCGAAACGGCCATGTCCTTGTCCCTGGCCGCCGACAAGCTCGACAGCATCCGCTGGCTCGCGCAGTCCCGCACGCTTGTGATCGGTTCTGCGCGAGCCGAACTGGCGCTCGGCGAGCAGACGACGCAGCAGGTCTACAGCGCCACCAACGTGCAGAATGTCCCGCAGACGGAGTACGGTTCGCGGCTGTTGCGCCCGCTGCGCGTCGGCGAAAGCGTGCTGTTCGTCGAGCGCGCCGGCCACCGCATCCGGGACATGAAGTTCGACTTCACGATCGACCGCTACAAGGCCGAGG